ATCAAAGAGGGTGTGGGTATGGCTATCATCATTCCTGATGACCAGCAAATACCTAGTAACATGTTGTACCAAGCGGACATGCAGGGTCTTCAGCACCTTAGAGACGTAATTTTTGGTGATTTGATGTCGCTCATCTTCTCTATGGCTCAGGTTCGGGACAAGTCCATTGTTAAGAGCAATGTATCAGGCTCCGCTAAGAGATTCGATAACGTAGAAGAACAAGGGTTACTAGCGTCTACAGCTATGGATATGGAAATGATAGAGATGCAGGTGCTTAGAAGAATGGCTAAGGTTCGTGATGAGGACTACGAAGGATACGGTGTAACCTATTCGAAACATTACGACTTGTCCAGTGCGGATGAGATATTCCAAGACATTACAGAAGGAATGCAGTACCACGCAATGTCCCTACCTCTCATTAAGAAGTTGACCAGTGAATATATGCGCAAGCGCTCCATGCCTCAAGAAGATATTGAAGAAGTAATGCAACATTTTGATGATTATGGTATGCCCAAAACGCCTACTGACTTAAGGAATTTAGTGGATATTCTTCCACAAGAAGAACTTCAACGCCAAGCACAAGTTGGTATTGAAACACAAAGCGAGCAATAATTAACTTATAATCACATTATGAGCGAACAAAACATAGAGCAAGCTGATGCTCCTGAATCAGCAGTAGAGGAGACAACCTCACAAAACACCGTACAAACACAACCAGAATTCGACAAAGACAAGTTCTTTCGTGGTGCATACAACGAAGGAAAAAGTAAGGTCGAAAAGGACGTTGTAGGAAAGTTCTCTGAATTACTGGGAAATAACGTTGAGTCATTGGACGATGCTTTTTCGCTAATCCAACAGACACTTCAACCCAAGCAAGAAGAGAAGGGTGAGTCTGAAAAGTTGCGTGAGCTATTGCAACAGTACCAGCAAGAAGCTGAGTCTGCAAAAGAGCAACTCATGATGACTCAAATGGAGAATCGCATAAACACTGAGTTTCAATCAGCGTTTGGTGCACTCCAACAAGATAATGAACTGACTTTACGCCAAGACTATGTAGAACAACTGTTCTATAACGAGTACGAGATAGAAGAGTCTAATGGGGAGTTTTATGCCGTTAAAGACGGTGTTCCTGACCTAGACGAACAAGGCAACAGAAAGTCAGTGGCTAACTCACTCGTTGAGTTTGCTAAACAATTTGCGAAACCCAAGAAAGTGGGTGCTGGCGGAGCAACTGGTGGTACTTCAGCTAGTAGTGAAAGACCTAGTCGAGCAGAGTTTCAAGAACTTGTGCGCTCGTCTAATCCAGCAGACCGTGCTAAGGCAGAGGAGCTTTTCGGAGCGATGAGAGCCGCAGGCGGTTGGGCTGAACAAGCGTAAATCCATCTTATTATGGTTAGGCAAAACCTTAATTGTCATGTTCTGGTCATAGCGACCCAAAAGCTAAAATATAACATTATACCTATAATTTAACTTTTATAAAGACATGGCAATTAATAGTAATTTTTCCATTTACGAACCAGAGGCGTTTGTTGAGGTTGCACTAGCTAACCAGTATCCAAACCGACCAATGGTATCCAAAGCCGTTACTAACGTAGCTGGCGCATCTATCGAAGGTCTCGTTGCAGCTCGTAACAAGACTGTAAGTATCACTCGTGCAGTAAAGCCTACTGGAGCTCCTAGCTCTTACTCAGGTTCTTATTCTCTAGGTACTCCTGACGCTAACGAAGAGCAATTAGTAATCAACAAGCATTACTACTCTGGATTTAGCATCGACAAGGCTGACCAAAAGTTTGCGCTTCCTGACTTAGTACAACAGCACTTCGTACCAAGACTACATCAACTTATTGACCAAATCAATAGTGACGTGAAAGTTGAGGCTCGTAAGGCTTTTGAAGTAGCTTTCGCTGACAACAACACTGATTCTACTGTAATGGACGATAATGACCTTGCGGAGGCTAGAAAGATTATGGCTTCTCGTAAGTTCACTACTGATAACCTAATGATGGTTATTGACCCATTCGTAGAGAAAGACCTTACTACCTTGAACATCTTCCAACAAGCCAACACTCGTGGTTCTGCTGACATTCAGTTAGGTGGAGCTATGGCTCGTGCTTATGGATTCGACTTCTTCGTAGACAACGAAGGTTCTAGCCACACTGTTGCTACTGTAACTGACGCTACTATCGCAGCTACTGAAGCTATAGGACAAACTGAGCTAACTATCGACAATGGTAGTGGTGGTGCAGCAACTGTATCTTTAGCTGAGGGTGACATCGTTACTTTCGGTTCTGCTAAAGGTACTGATGACTTCTACACTGTTCAGTCTCAAACTGGAACTGTATTGACTATTAAAGAGCCATTACGTGCTGCTCTTGCTAATAACGATACTATCAACCCAGTTGATATTGCTTCAGGAGACACTGGTCGTGAGCAGTTCTTCTACGACCCATCTGCCCTTGCCTTAGTAACTGCTGTTATGCCTTCAGTGGATAGCGGTTCAGGTTCTGGCGTGCGTAGAGCTGCTGGTTTCGAGCCAATGAACAACGTAAACTACACATTGACTATCGAAGAAACCAAGTCAGGTGCTGACGTACTTATCGAAGTTCTTTACGGAGCTAAAGTATTCAGACCAGACCTAGGTGGACGATACATTCGTGGTAACGTAGCTAAGGCGTAAGCCCTAGTAACTAATTATTGGGGTGTGGCTCTTCGGGGTCACCCCCTATTTTTTAACTACACAAAACAAGATTCATGGCGTTTAGCGACTTAACACTTACTAGAAACAATATTGATGCACTAGAAGAGCTAACGTTCAAGGGCGTTAATGTTACTACAGGCACGACAACGCTCAATCTATCGGAGAAGGATAACCTAATACTAGGCAAAGCAATTAAGCTACTTAAAACGGATATTCTTGAGAATTTACGGGAATACATAAACGATTCTACGTATGCTACAGAGACAGCGTTGTTAGACGCTATATATGCAGCAGATTCTGAAGAACTTCTTGTTGACTTGCTTTCATACAAATTTTTAGAGTTGTGGTTTAGCCAAGATGCTACCCACAAAGAAAGTTATTCATTTCAGAAGGCTGGTAAATATTATGCTATGTACATCCAGTATCTTACTGGTAATCTCAGAAGACTTAGTGGATTACTAGCTAAACCCAAAACGACACCGAGAGTTCGTTTTATGAGTATGTATTGATATGACGATAGGCGAGGCAATAGTAAAAGATATAAAAGAAATGTTCAGCTCGCCTGAGCTTGGCTCTGTTCTTGATAATATAGGAACTATATATAGCGACTCTATAGAGGAAATGAACAGGCAAGCACGTGAACCAGACGGAGCTAGTAGAACACCGTTAAATCAAACGTATGCTGATATAAAGCAAGAATTAGGAAGACAAGATGTAGCTGACTTTTACTTTAGTGGTGACGCTTACGAGTCTTTTTATTATGAGGAAAGCGTTGGAGACAGCTCAGTAGGATTTGGATATGACGATGCAACTATTACCGAATATATGCTAAACCACGAACAAGGAACTGGTGGTGTTCCTGAGCGTAGACAATTCCCTATAGAATCAGATTCAAATAGTTCTGAACAGCAAATGAATTATGATGATGTAGAACAGGAATTATCTGTATATTTAAATACACCAAGAGTCATTAGAGTTTCGCAACAATTACAAACAGCTTAACATGGATAGAAACGCAATACTTAGTGGGTACGTAACGAGCTTCAGCTCCTATTCATCCTCAGACGCTAGACCAACCGTTGAAAAGGTATTGAAATATAGTGGTAATAATTTCGATATTAGAAAGCGTGGAGACATTAAGCGTGAAGTGGTAATATTTAAATTGTTAAATGGCTCTACTGATTACAGACTTGATGATGAAAAACCTAGTGAATTGAACCAACGGTTCCAAGCGCTAGTATATATTGAACAGCCCGATTCGCATAGCTTGAAAGACACGATATACGATAGGGCGTTAGAAATTAGTGACCAGCTGTTTGATTGGGCAACCGAGACATCAGCTCCAACGATAAATAGTGACTTATATACAGTTACTGTTACGGGTGTAGATAGTATTGAAGAACGAGACGGATACTTATCTACCACAGTGAATTTTCAGAGTATAATCCAAATATCCTAAACCAAACACAAAAACAATGGCAAAATTTGTAATAGATTACCTATCTATATCTAATGGAGACAACTTAGATGGAGATATAGGTACAATATCAAATGTGCTTGTTGAGGCATCCTTACCGACAATAGAACCTAATCAGGTGACTGTTGACAATGGTCAGGTAATCAATGAGTCATATACAGTAAACGTAGAAATGCGAACCAAAGAAAGTAAGTTTGATGCCACTAATCAAGCTGGGGTAACTGGAGCAGCAGATGATGATGCTATATTAGGTCACGCTCATTCTCCAGTATCTGTTAATGGTTCTATACCAGCTAAATCTTATATTAAGATGGTTGGTAAGACAAACTCATTTAACATTGAGCTTAAAGGCGGAATCTATCTTAACGGATATGAAGACTACAGTAATGGACGTATAGAGACCGTACTTTTCGGAACCCTAGAAGTTCTTTCTGCAACTGACGGCTTAACAACTAGCTAAGGAGGCTAATCATGGCATTAGAAAACAAATTAGTATTCCAAAGCGTTGAGTTATACAATACTAGCAACACCAAAATAGGCGTTATTAAAGGTATCGTGGCTGATTCTATAGATATGTCTATAGATAAAAACGATGTTGTTATAGAAGATGGGCAAAGTCTTACAGAATCATACAATGCGTCTATAACATTCAGAACAATAAATACTGCCTACGAATCTGGCTCTGAACCTGCACAAGGTCAAGATATATTAGGGGGCGCTGCTTCTTTAATATCAGCTGGTCAGCAAACAACCAAGTCGTATCTTAAATTCAAGGGTCTTGGCTCTACTGATATTACAAGTGGACATGCTTATTTAAGTGGGCATATTGATGTGAGTAATGGCAGACAAGAGGTTGTAATAACAGGAAACATTGAGGTTATTACTGCTTCTGATGGACTAGGTTCATAACATAAAAACTATATTAAGAAAAAATGAGTAGAAGTCAATTAGAAAAAATAAGTATTGCTGATGTGCCATCTGGCGCAGGGGCATTTGATTATTACAACACATTCTCAGTAGTACAAGAGGGTTCTGATGAGGCTTCTAGGCAAGTTCTTAGTATAGAGCCATCCACAACTCCAATCATAGAGGATGGTCAAAGCATTATAATGACCAAAAACTATGACTTAACCGTTAGTGGTTTATTCAAGAAGGAAACTATTTCTGGATTACAGACATTAGCAGACAATCGCACCGATGTTGTGTTTGGTGGATTTGGATTAGGTGGACAGATTCTGCAAATGGATGGTAAGCTAAATTTAGGTCAGGTTCTTAGTGAAACTGCTTCTTTTAGGTTTAATAGTCCTCGTGAAGCTAAAGGTGGTTACGATGTTAA